GAAGGGCTTCATAAGCATTTTCATAGAGTCCAGTAATCTCTTGAACAAGTTCACTAGTTTCGCTCTGTGTTTTTGCCTGTTCAGCCCCCACACGTTTGGTGCGCTCCAATAGTTCTTTACGAATGGAAACGAGTGTCGATTTAGCAACCCCTAAGTTGCGTGCAGCTTTAGTATAGGCTACGTCGTCATTTTCAGTACGCGCCCGTCGTTGAGCATCACGCTGTTCATAGAGTTCATCTTCCCACTCAGTTTGACCTTGCAGGAGTTGTTCATCCGTATACTTGGTCAAACGATCTTCACCTGTAGTATCAGGTGATTTAGTCTTCAACAGTGTGTCAAGCTGGCCTTGCAAGTTGGCAAGTTGTTCACGTACCACCTGAACTTCAGCACCAGATTCAGTCTTGCCCTTACGGACACGAGTGAGTTCTTTGGTTAGTGCCTCAAGTTTGGCCTGTAGCTCTTTAGGGTCTTCATCCACAGATTCCCCCGGCGACGGGGTAGGTTTAGTGTCTTTCGACTCGCCCGATTTCTCTGTTGGAGTCTCAACCTCAGGGGTGCCGAACAAGTCGCTGAGTTTCAAACTCTCAGTATCCTTAGACTCACCCGTTTTGTCTGTTGACTTTACTTCGTTGTCAGCCATTCGCATCCTCCATCAACGTCCGTTACACCCGACGACGGTGGCTATTTGATACTGATAGTTCAGTGGGCAACGACGACTTACCCTGTTACGTCCGTCTGCGTGATGCAGTTTATCTAAAACCGATATTGCATACCTAGAGTAGATATTTTAGAGTAATTGTAAACTCACAAATATCCATGATTGTGGTTAGGAGTCATAAATGCAAAACTTGTTTGAGCTGTATTATCGAGTGATCTCCACACTTTGACAATGCTTCGGCTTATAGCATTAATAGCTTGCTCCTCAGTAACATCATTCTTAGTACTATGGAAAGGAGCGAAATGTAGATGTAGAAGTTCATGGACAAGTGAGATATCATAGTCGCATTCCTCGCCATTCAAGAAATGGCCCTTAACCCCAAGAAGATCAGCGTGGTGTAACACTTTAATGATAGCATCCTTACGTTGAATAAACCATTCACACTGTGCAATAGAGAAGGTATCCCCCATCTCCCATTGTCTAACTATTCGTAAGCTGATAGTCCAGTCTTGCAGATAGAGAGCCTTTTGCCAGAATACAAGCTGCTTTTGTAGTTCCTGCTCAAAGTTGTTCTCATCCATTTAAGTCCTACGATAATGTTATTTACCATACCCTAGAACTTTGTGTCCACTTTCAATACGCCCCTTTGTAGCCATCCCTTGAAACTTCTTCTTCCCATACTTCTTGTGGCCAATAGACGCTGCGATTGCAGCCCCTTTCTTACCACCACCAGCAGCTTTTGCCACTGCGGCAAATCGGCCACCTTGCCCTAATTTTGCATTAGCATTAGGGGTAGCCATGTTACTCGCCCTTACCATTCCCCGCACGACCAGTCTTCACAGATTCCTTACCTGCTACAGGCTTCTTCGGGAGACCATTTGTGACTCCACCAGTCTCTTCTTTAACCTTTGGGTAACGCTCCTTTGGATACATCTCGCAACCTTTCATATTCATTACTCCTTATGTAAGTAACTAACTATTATAGCACATTATGGCATCCCACCTGCAATAGCATCACTACTAGCATTACTGGATTTTCTACCAGCAAGCATACTTTGTACTTGTTTATTTTGCCCTCCGGGTTGTACAATTGCCGGGTCTACAGGTTGTTCAGCATCACGCTTGAGCCCTTCAGCAAGACGAGTAGGCATCGAGGCTAGATCAATCATAGCTTGCATCGTACTAGGACCTAATGGACGCCCGCTAGACGTAATCAAAGCAGCAAGTTGAGTTGCTTCCTCGAATTGGGCTTGTCGTTCTGTCGCAGTTGCTGGGGCTAAACTAAGAGCTAAATCGAATCGTGTGTTCCGCATCGTGGAAAGAACACCAATCACCTCTTCATCTGACATTGGTTGCCCTGTTTGAGGATTAGCAAAAATAGAATTGCCATCCTTACCAAGTGGAGTATTCAGTTCAGTGACTCCAATAATGCGTCGTATCTTTTCAACTGGGTAATACTGCTGTATTCTCCCTAACTCCATACGGGCTAAATCAAGTTGGGCTTCCTCAAACATACGAAAGCGTGGCTTGAGTATGGTTGCCCCACCTTCCTGTCGTGCGCGAATAGCTCGCCCACTCACAGTGGCCTGGGTGGTTTGGCCTACTAACTCAGCATTGATACCACTGATACGAAGTATGCTACGTTCGCCATGTTGGAGCATCTGAAAATGCCCACTTGATAGTTCTACAGGCTTAATCTGTGTAGGGGCCATCGACCCAAACTCTACAACAATACCTGGCTTGGAACCCATTAACTCCAGTTGTGCTTTGTTTGAACCACCTGTTCTGCGATTGAGCCATCCACTATGGGCACTACTATTTAGGTGGGCCAGAATATTACTATATCGCTTGTTATACTCATCTTGGGGGTCGTGGAGATTACGCACGATGCCCATGATACTTTCAGGGTCATCACTATACTGGCGAGAGATGTAAGGAACATAAGGATAGAGTCGGTCATTGAAGGGTGTTTTACCTTGGTCTAGGATTTCCCACCATACCATCTCTGTCCATTCAGGGACACGAGCTTTACGGGTAACAACACGAAGGCGTTCGTAGACCTCCATACCAGCCTGCTTCGACATCTCATCTAAGTGACTCTGGGCAGCTTCGTTGCCAGCAAACTGTAGTGGTATACTATTAGAGCCATCCATTACGGGTTGCCCAGTGGATTGGTCTAGAATGACGCTCGTTTGGTCTTGCGATATAACTTGGAACTGAGAGGTTTTTTCCTGGCCATGTGCTTCAGCAAACTGTGCGAGTGCATCGTCACCCTTTATCTTAGAACTTACATCTGTTACCTGTCCAGTTTCCATATCAACAATGAGTTGAATGGTAGTTTGGACTTTATGCCAAAGGGTGAGAAGACGTATACGCCCAGTATCAGTATCAAATAACTCACGAATGAGGTTGGGGCCAGTACCAAGGTACTGAGACGAAGTGAGATATTGTCGAGTACGGCTAAGCCATTCACCAGGCTTAGCAAGGTGGTCCTTACCAGGATAGCGTGCCTTAAAGTCATCAATAGACAACCAAGCGGCCTTACCCATGAAGGCCCCATCTTGCATATCTGGTTCAGTAGACCAAGGATCAAAGATAAAGGCTAATGGATTAATACGACTAGCAATAATATCGCCCCATACCATATCATCAGCGTCATCTTGGGAATAGATTAGTTCCCATACACCGAGCCCACAGATAGTCCCATCATCAAAAACCCTATCACTTACACGTTGGAGACGCTGGAAGTCTGAAGCAGCTTTCAAACTAGCAGTTGCAATCTCACCTAGCCTACGATCTTCTAGGCCACGCGGGAGTGCAGCAAAATCCAGATTGATACCACGTTGCATACCAGTAACTAATTCTACCTGTGGGAGAATCTGGTTAAATTCTAAGGCTGGTCTACCAGTGCTCTCTACCCGTGATCTATCCTGGGGACGCCATTGTTTACCATTTCCTTCGGCCATCTCATAGTCTCGTATCCATTTGGCACGAGCAATGTCGGTAGCGTTGAAGTGGGTTTTGATGAAGCCTTGGAGTAGATTGAGACGGTCAGAGTCACCTGGTGTATTACCAGTTGTGTACTGAGCACCTCGTTCCTTTAGGGGTTTTACAGGTGGCATAGATTAGCGTTGCCCAAATCCTATAGGATTAAATCCTTTTTCATAACCTGGCATTTGCCCAGTTCCACCCATAACTGGATAGCCACGCCGTATCATTTCGCCAAGGAACATCTGTTGTAGCCCTTCATAATTGGGTATACGACCATATTTAAGGGATTCATAATCACCACCACTATCAGGAAGCAGCATACGAATACCTCGGTATTGGGGAGGGTTTTGTAATTCCCCAAATTGTTGAGGATTGTCTGGGCTATCATGATAGAATTGAGTGGGTTTCCCTACTATAGTACCTAAATAACGTGAGAATTGACCAAAGCTTGGATCATCAGAATAAGTAGGATTAGAGTATTGACGCCCAGTGAGATTCGGGCGGTCAATATAGCCCCCAAACAAATCAGCTAACTTAGAGGCATGGGCGAACCCGAAGGATGATTGGTCATGTGGCATATAATTAACCTAGTACGCCATATGGCTAACTCGTGCACCATTCATATTATATTCAAAATCCCAATCATCGGTTGATTGTTCATGTGGGAGAGAGAACTTGATATCCATAGGTCGTGAGGTAAGAAAACCGTTGAGCCCATCCATATGGTGATCGTTCCCATCCATAGGTTCTTCTCGATGGTCAGAGATAGAGTTTCTGGCTTTCTTCCACTTGTAGCCTTCTATTTCCTTGATAAAATTATGACACTTCTCAAGGACTAATAGATGTGGAGCGCCTGGTTTGCCTGTTACAGGGTGAATATGGTTGTCGTCAAGGGATAGTAGTTCATTGATTCGGTTGTGCCCAGCATTCCAATCCTTCTGATTAGGCACGGCATAAATACCATGATCCATGTATTCATCAGCGAAGGAGTAGATTTGATCCTCACGGGGGGTGCCCTTTTGTCCCATTAG